TTTAGCTGTATCCGATGCTCCGTAGTCCTCCCACGTAGCGCCCCCATCGTTGCTGTACTCAATTGTGATAGCTTCGGCAGGCAGTCCGAACGACTTGTTGCTGGCCGCAGACCCAATCATCGCGGCTGCAATCGGGTCAAGTCCGGCTGCGGTGTACCCCTCGCGCACGATGTCTGACGGTGTGGGTTTCCATGTGCTGGGCCGCGCCCCTACGTCGGCGGCTGTGGGCTTAGCTGCATCTGTATAGACCTTCTCCCATGCGCTCCACGCCATTGTAGACGTAGAGTAGGTACGGACTGCCACACCATGAGCTTCGCTGTTCGTCGAGGAGTGCGGCCACGCAATCTGTGTACGTGCAGACTGAGCGGACGTACCCTGATAAAAAATCTGCATAATGTACACGAAGTTGCCTGATACCGGGCAGCCCTTCGTGCTGGCTTTGGGCACCAGCATTAGGGCATCCGTCAAGGTATCAATGTCAGGCGATACGTTTGCCGGGTAGTACTTCGCAAGCTTAGGTATCGCTGTCTCATCCACATACCCGAATATATCCATGCGCTTGTTTGTGGGGTCGTACACGCTGGCTGCCATGTCGCCGCTGCCCTCTCCGTCCCTGCCGTTGTACACCGCAAAGGTGGACGTGCTCCCGTCGCTCAGGGTAATGGTGTAGGTGTCCGTGGTCCCCGCTGCTCCGTTGCCGGCAGTCCGCTGGATGGACGAGATGGACACGCCCCGGTCGCCCTTGCTGCCTTTGTCACCCTTCGCGCCCTGCGGGATAGAGAATTTCAGCGTTACCGTGCCGTCTGACGCGACGACCTTTTCCACCGCCACCTGACTGCCCGCCCCCAGCGTTACACCCTGCACGCCCAGCGCCTCGATAGCCTGTCGGGCCTGTTCCGCAGCGTCCGCGCTCAGCCCCGCCGCCGTCTCGCTCTTCTTGGCGTTGGTCTCAGAGGTCTTGGCCGCGCCTGCGGATGTGGATGCTTCCCCTGCCTTTGCAATGGCGGTTTGAGCGCTGGCGGCGGCTGTTGTGGCGCTGGTACCGGCAGCGGTGGAGGAATCCGCGGCGTCTGCCGCGCTAACCCCTGCCGCATCCCGTGCGGCCTCCGCTTTACCTTGCGCAGTCTGCGCGGCGGTCTTGGCCGTCTCACTGGCTGTCCTTGCCGACTCAGCTTCGGTCTTTGCTGTCTGCGCCGCTGTCTTCGCGGCCTCTGCGTCTGTTTTGGACTTCGCCGCCGCCGCCGCAGACCCTGCCGCCGCCGTAGCAGAATTGCCCGCTTCTGTTGCTTTTTGGCCGGCCTCTGCGGCCTTGCCCCCGGCAAGGGTGGCCGAGGACTCGGCGGCCGTTTTTGCCGACTCTGCGGCCCGCTGCGCGGCCTGGGCGTCAGTCTTGGACTTGTCCGCAGCCGTGGCGGACCCGGCGGCATTGGTCTCGGATTTTCCTGCCGCCGTCTTGCTGGCCTGGGCGTCTGCCGCTGACTTCTGCGCTGCTGTAGCGCTCCCGGCAGCGGCAGTCTTGGACGCATCTGCGGCAGTTGCCGCACCTTGGGCTGTGGCCGCGCTCCCTGCTGACTGAGCGGCCGACTGCCCAGCCTGATCCGCGTAAGCCTCCACGCCCTCGCGGGCTGCCTTCGCTGCGGCGGCGCTGACAGCCGCCTCATCAGCGGACTGTTTCGCCCCATCCACATACTGCCTTACGGAATCCTTAGCGTACTGCTTGATGAGCGCGCCCTCGATGCTCTTGGTCTCGCCGCCCTGGTAGACCGGCAGCAGCGCGTCGTCGGTCATCTGCTGAGCGATGCCGAGTTCAACAATCGATTTGTCCGCCATCTTCCTCCTCCTTCCCCGCCTCTGCGATAATCTGACTGGCTGTGCGGTAAATGCCGCTGAGCTGGACCCGGTTGTGCTCACCGGCCACGGTGATGCTCTCCGACGCCAGCATAATTTGCGTGGCTAACTGAGTAATTTTCTGCTTGTCCATAGTTCCTCCTTACGGGACGCTGTTCAAAAAGTCTTTCAGGCTGTTGAAATAGTCCGCTGTGATGGGGTCGCCGGGGTTGATGTACTTGGGCCGGGCGGCTGTCGTTATCGGCCCGATCGCCGCCCGCACCTCGTTTACGATTGCCGCAGATATCACCGTACCCTTGGAGACCGGCTTGTACAGCCCCCAGGCTCCCTGGCCGGCGTAGATGCGGAATGCGTCGATACGGTCATAGAACGCCTTCCACTCATCCGCGCTGATGCTGATGGGCTTCCCTGCGGCTACCGCAGACCACCAGGACCAGTCTGCGGGCCTTGACTTGCCGCCCGTGGTAAATGTCTTTGCGCCGGCCCATTTGTCGGAGGTATTTCCAATCACGCCGCAGACATTGACCGTGTACTTCGTCTTTGGTTCAAGGCTGTTCATCACGGCTGTGAACGCGATGGTTTTATCAAATATCCAATCATAGGACACATCATCCGGGTCGCTAGTCAACCGCGCAAACACCCGGTATCTGGTGTAGCCCGTGCCAGGACTTACATTGATATCGGCTCCGGTCTCCGTGATGTTGGTGATAGTGAATGTGGGGGCGGTGTAAACCGTCTGAGAGGATGACTCGCAGGAACCGCACTGAGAGCATCCCTGGGAACAGCTCTGCTTGCATTCAGACACTGTGCACTGGCTGCCGCATGACTGCCCGCAGGCTTGCCCGCATTCCATATCAGCGGTCTCGCAGGCTACCTCCGCGCAGAAGTCGCACATCGGCATAATGCCGTAATCGCCCGTCTCCTCCGCCAGGAATGCCGGTATTCTTATCAGTTCATCGGACATATCCGGCCCACCTCGCTTTGAAACGCTCGTTCTCTTCCCCACCAAGGGTCTCCATGATGTAGACCGCCTCTCCAAACAGCATCCGGCTCCACTCGCAATAGATGCCGGGCACCTTGTGGACATCTCCGTTCAGAAGGTAGTTGTTCGCCACACACCCGCCGTCGCAGATACGGTCCAAGGGGCAGGACGCGCAGTCATCCCCCACCGCCGGGGCGCTGTCGTACTCCGATGCCAGCTTGACGCGGAGGTCATCGCGCACGCCGGTGTAGATGCTGCCAATGGCAGAGAATCCGTCACAGTGGGAAAACAGCTCCTGGCAGGCCACGATATCCCCATTGATGTTGATGCCCGCATACTTCCCGGCTCCCAGGCCGCACTTGCCGCAGGCGGCGCAGCTCGCGGATACCCGCCCTTCCTCCCGCTGGATTGCGGNCCGCTGGATTGCGGTATTGCGCAGAAGTATCTTGCGAAAATACTTTTCGAGCTGGGAGAAATAGATAGGGTCCCGTTCCCGCCGCATGAAATCTATGTAGTGCTCCGAGTACCGCCGAAGCTGTTCCCGCAAGGTGCTGGTATCCGTCCAGGGTTCAAAGCAATTCGGCATGGTGAAGAACTCTTTAAAGCCCTTCTCTTCCGCATACAGGATGTCGTGATAGAGGCTCTGGGCCGTGTCCTCCGTCACCGTGGAGCGGAACATCACGCCGGGGAAATACTCAAGGATGACAGGTATCTTCTCCTCCAGCGCATCGAAGCTGGACGCGCCGCTTCTCATGGGCCTGTTGCGCTCTTGGGTGGCTCTATCGCCGTCCATGGAGAACAGCAGACCGATTCCATGGCCGCGCATAAACTCCGCTCTCTCGCGGTCCAGAAGTGTGCCGTTGCTGGTCATGGAGAGCTGAAACCCATCGCCGTATTTCTCACGGACATAGAGCGTCAGCGGAACAATAATTTCGTCCCACATCAGCATCGGTTCCCCGCCGAAGAAGTTGATGGAGGCTTGTCCATTCCCGGCCAGGAAGTCCGCCGCGTCCTTCGCTGTCTGGAGTGTCATAAACTCCGGCTTCTGCTCCACGAAGCAGTACCGGCAGGCGAGATTGCAGGAGTTGGTCAGGTTGAGAAATGCAGATGTGATTTTAGGCAGTTCCATGCGGAGTTCCTTTCATTGTGAAATGGGAAATTGTGTGTTATACTCTGCTCAAAGATAATAAGGAGGTCTCCCCATGAAACGGATTCCAACCTTCGTCGCGGGTATGCTCACCGCCGCCGTGATCGGCGGACTTGGTGTGGGTGCGCTTGCCGCCTCTGGCACAGTCACCTTCAACGTCTCCAACCTCCAGCTCAACGGCCAGCAGATTTCGGCCAAGGGCGAGAACTACACCCTCGCCAGCGGCCAGCAGGTCCCCGCCAGCATCACCTATACCGATGAGACCGGCGGCGGCACGACCTATCTGCCCGTGCGGCGGATTGCGGAGCTGCTGGGCGTAGATACCGGGTGGGACAACGCTACCGGGTCTGTTACCGTGGGGAAGGCCCCTGATACCACCGCTACCCCCGCCGACTACACCGATTGGAGCGCGGAGGAAGAAGCGGCGTATCAGGAAATCAAAGGAATGTGGGATGTCCGTTTTATAGGAGCAATGGAGCCAAGTATCTTCGCCGGAAATAGAGATCTATACCGGGCTTTCCCCGCAGAAGACAGTCCAGACGCATGGGCTATGTGGGAACAGCTTGCCCAAGAAAAACAAGACAAATATATTTATAGATGGATGTCGGAGTTGCGAGGCAACAGAGGAATTGCACTCTCTTTGTGTGAGAGTGAAGATTCCGGCTTAGGCCGTAGCTTTTCAATTTTTGAGAATGGCACGTTTTATCCAGGCCACCAGTAATTTAGAGAAATCTAGCATGGACCGTTACCTCGTCTGATAGGTACGCGTTTACCCCCGTCATCGTGCTTACTTCAATTATCGGGACACCGTTCAAATATAGTGTTGCAGCTCCGATTTGGTCTTCTACCTTGAAAAGCTCTCTGCCGTCTTGAGCATTTTTAAAAATTAAGTCTGAAAGCCCACCGTTGGGGCTGGAAAGGTTTAATTGCCCTACACGGCCCTTGGAATAATAAGTACAGCCCAAGATATCTCTGCCTGAAAGAATACCAGCCTGTATCGCACTGGCATTAATGCCAAGACATTGTTTTCCGTTGATTGTTTCTACATAAAGGCCGTCTTCATCAATTCGCTCTAGCATGGCTAGAACAATATTGTCGCGGGTCACGTCCGCGTCACTACCAGGGCGGCCATTGCTGCCGTCTGTCCCAATAAATTTATAAGGGCCACCCCATTTCTCGCTCACATAATCCCAGTCGCAACAATAGATATCGCCGCTTTGCATCGTATCGTGCCATGGGCCGGACGTGCTGGCGGCGTATCTTTTTTTGTTGGGCACATTGTCCGTGCCCCACCTGATCGGCCCGTCCAGGGTAATACCGCCCTTCATGACCACGTTCCCCAGTTTATCCACGATGAAGTTATCATTCACGTTCAGTGCCCCGCGGAACTTGTAGCACCCCGCCGCCGGGTCGAAGTATAGCTGCTCCTGCCCGCCTGCGTCGTAGAACGCCAGCTTCTTGGAGTTGAGCACCACCTTCGCGCCGTCGGTCTCACCGTCCGTCTCGGCGATTACCAGCCCATCCTTTCGGGTGATGCTCACGCCCTGGTATTTCTGGCCCAGCTTCACGCGGCGCTCCATCTCGCGCTCTTGCCAGCTCATATACGGGTACTCATGGTCAATCTCTTTCTCGCCCGGAGCACCGATAGTAGAAGCACACTTCGCATCAAACACGGTATCCATGCTCGTGAGCATGAAATACTCTCCCCTGACTGTCACACCGTCGCCCGGCTCTGCTGCCGGATCAATCATAGCGTCAGTCGCCTTGAACGGCTTGTAGACGAATCCTTTGAGCTGGTTATAGACGTTATTTACCATCTCTTGTGTTGCCCAGATGTTTTCGCACTCCAGCGTGCGGCCAGTATCGTCCCCGGCGGTGTAGTAATGGTCCTCATCCACCCGCATCGTAACACGAGATATGGGCTCAAACGGCTCGCCGACCTCCAAGGAGCTTGCGTGGGAGCCTACGTACACTTTGTCGGACAATTCTTCACCCCCAATAAAAATAGCCACCCACATAAAAAGTGGATGGCTCTCAAGTAATTATATAAGAAGCCCTCCGTTCCTGATTGTGGAGCGGAGGGCGCCTATCACTGCTTTTCCAACTTTACTGTTGTCGTCGTTCCGAGTGCTGATACTGAGTAACTAAGCTGCCCGTTTTTGTATGTGAAAACTTTCGTATCGTCCCCCGAAGCCAACATAGCCACGTCCGTTTTTTCTTTGTCATTAACGGAAGTCCATGTATATGGGCCTTCTGCAACCGTAGGAGCAACATAAGTCCCCGCCCAATATAGCGAAGTAGTCTCGCCTCCATCGCTTACCCAATATACCTCGATTGTATCGGCGGTGATGATAGCGCTTTGCCAACTGTCTTTGGAATTGCTATTTACTTGCTTCCATTGCCCCGTAAGCACAAGCGCATTAGCCACGGCACTATTCCCGCTCTGCGATTGATCGCCTGGATTGCTCGTCAACTTCACTGTCTGCGTCGCGCCATCCCACTCAACGCCCAGTCCTAGGGCATTGGCAACTGCACGTACAGGAAGATATGTTGTGCCGTCAACAGCGAATGGCTCCACAGTATTTCCGTTGGCATCCGTGGGGGTTATCCCTTTTCCATCCAACGTAATCTTAATGTCGCTGTATGCTGCGTTGAGTTGCTTGACTGAAGCCGCCAGGGCTGGAACACCGAGACCAAATACCATGGTAGCCAACAACAGTCCAGATACAAACCCCTTCCATTGCTGTTTCATCACAATTCCTCCTTCTTTTGGAGGGGTCTCCCCTCCTGCACCAGATGATACCATATTCCACCAACGCAGGCAAGAAAATTCCACCAGTCGCCAGGACTCCCACCCTTGTACCCGTTCCGGCCTCGACGGCGCTATACTGGATTTGGCCCGCAAATGCGCGGCTTTACCACCCAGCAGGTATCCTGTCTGGTTATTTAATTGTCGTTTTAGTCTAAAGGATAATTCTTATATCTCCCATGAGTATTGCCCCGCCGTCCTTACTATCCACCAAGAAGTTAGTCTCGCCCGGCAACCCGCCCATCGGCACCAGCAGCAATTTACCTTCCCCGGTCATGCGCCAGTTGCCGCCATGGGCCACAGCAATGTTCATCAGGACTTCCCGCATGGTGAGGTCGTTCGGATACTCAACGCGGTATGCAGCGTTAATGGTAGTTCGTGTATCCACGGCAACGCCCATCCGCGCCGCGATATTAGATACGGCGGCGTTCATTGTCATAGGCCACTCACCCGCATCCTCAGATGGGTCCCACCAGGTCGTCTCCGCTTTCAGCATCGCGTCGTAGCCGTGGAAAGCAATCCATCCCGTGGTCTTATCTTCACGTCTGGTGTCAACGAAGAACACGCCTCCAGGCACCCACTCGCTGGTTTCTTGCCCAAGTACCAGCCGATAAAACACCGATATCTGCGCCATACGCGGCACCGGAGACTGCGGCTTTAATGTCACGTCAATCTCCTTCGCCGCACATTCCCCAACGGAGAAGTCCTGAAACATGCCGCCTGAGATGGAGCAGGCGCTAATCCTACTCGGCCCGTACTCCACTCCAGCGATATTCAATTTGATTTCCTTCCCGCTCTTCGGGTTAGTGAGCAGGCGCTTATACAGCGCCGAAACGGTAAACACTCTCGCTCACCTCTCTATCAGCGGAAAACTTATCCCGTCCCACCACTCCGTACCGTTTGGCCTTTTCATGGCGTATGTAGCGGGGTTGTTGTTGCTGTACATCGTTCTGGTGACTACCGCGCCATCCTGTGGATCGTAATATTCCACCGTTACCCACACCGGCATAATGGCATCCAGTACAATTTTCGCCTCAGCCGATGTTAATGGCCGGCAGTCAATATCCAATCTTCTTTTTACAGCCACGCGGACACGCTCCAGCGTACCGTCCAGTGCCCGCGTGGTCTTGGTGGAGTCAACATCCGACCGCTGCCATTTCAGGCCGCCGTATTTGATGTAGGGGACGATATCAACTCCGTCTATTTTCAATACCATCCCTATCTTGACCTCCCATACATCCTGCTCACTTCGGCCTGCCTGCCCGTAATTTCGCGGGAATCCAGGTACACGCGCCCGCCACTTTCCAGGAGTTCCAGCAGTATTTCATTCTGCCTGCGGAGCAACGCGTTCTGCTCGGCCATACCAGTTCGGACGCCTTCAGCAATTTGGTCGCTGCTATCAACATCCCCGTCTACGGTCATTACCCTGATTAGTTCCTCCCTGGAGGCAATATTGGGATAGCCGCCGAAATCGGTATACGCTGCTGTCACCGGAACATCTACCTCACTGAAAGCACCTTGGATACCGCCCATCAGCGAGTTGGCGGCGGTCATAACGCTTCCGGTACTGTTGCTTAACCCTTCGGCAATACCCAGGCCAAGATTCAGGCCGACTTCATCGCGGAATATTGCAGACGGCGAATGGATGCCAAGCGCGTCCTTTGCTTTTCTGATAATCCCGCTGGCCCAATTGCTGATATTTCCAAACAGACTGGTCTTTTTCCCATTGATTCCATCCCACAGACCATCAGAGATGTACCCGCCTATCTTGGCAAACTTTTTGGATGGAGAGTGGATTTCGTTCTTCTGCTTAAACCACTCGCTGGGCTGGATTGCCCAAGACATCCAGTCATCCTTATCCTCCATCATCCTGCTCTTCGCACCATCGAACAGGCCGTCGGAAAGATTGACTCCGAGGTCCTTTAAATTCTGTGTCAGAGTTGGAGTAACCTCCAGCACCCGTTCACCGATAGTATCACTGATGAGCGATATCGTGCCGTCTGCGTTCCTCTGCACATCAAGATTATCCAAAAGGCCAGCCGCAACGGAATCATTTATCGAAACGCCAGCGTCATTAGCAGTGGCAAGTGCATCCAGGAACGCCGGGTCTGTCGAGAGTTTGGCGCCCAGCAGATAATCAATTGCCTCCACATTACCCGTAACCGCTGCAAGCAAATTGTAGTCTTGCAGTCCCTGCGCAACGTATTCCGGTACTTTCTGCCCTGCTGCCTTTGCATCGTCTGCAATTTTCTGAAGCTGTTCGGCACTTGGCTCAAGCGCAGCTAATGTCTCCTTAAGAGCCCCTTTTGCCTCTGGAGTCACATCGAGGTTGTTGAAGGACATCTTCCAGTTGTAGGAGATATTATCCATAAAATTGCTAATGCTTCCATTGACTGTCGCGCTGTATTCCTCGCTGTCCAGCTCCATGAACGAACCGGCTATCAAATCCCGCACCGGCTTATTGAACGCCTCCTGAGACTCGGACATAGCATCAGAGAAGGATTGCTTAAACTGGTCCAGCCCCCATGTTACAGGACCCATTTCCAGTTCTGCGCTTTGCTCCAGAAACGTCTTCTGTATTTCAGAAACCGCCGCATCGTAGGCGGCCTTATCGCCGTCCTCCTGAAACTTTAGTTCAGCCAGAGTGAGGTTATTCAGACGAATGCCTTCCAACTGATCTATCCGTTCACTTGCAACGGCCTGTAACTCGTCCATCATTGCCTTTGTGCTCTCATACGTCAGAGACCCGCCCGCATCCAGCGTTATCGCGCTGAGCTTTGCCTTGTACTCCGCATCGGCCATCTTCTGAACGATTTGATTCATCTCGCTCTGAAGGTTGGCTATCGCCTCCATGTCCTCCGGTCCAAGCTCTCCGTCAGACAGGCCATTAATTATGGCGTCGTGCATCTCTTTTCCAAGCCTATCCAGCTCGCTTTGCGCACTCGTAAAATAGCTGTCTGCAAACAGGGCCATATCAGTTTTCACATCGCCATCTTTCAGCCCGATATCGATGGAGAGCATATATACCTCGCTCTGCGCGTCCAAGGCAGCCCGCGCCGCTGCCAGAGAAGTATCAAATGCGCTGGTTAACTGCTCCTGGTCCACGTCGATTCCGACGCTCATCTTCCACGCAAGCGTTCGATAAGCGTCTGCGCTGTCGAGGTAGTTGTCTAGTGCTGTATCTACTGTGTTTTGGGCATCCACATAGGCGTCCAGTTTTATTGTCAGCGGACAGGTCATGATGATATCGACTTGCCTGGCTATTTCCTCTGCGGAAAGCTCAATCTCACCGAACCGGCGCTTAATCTCGTCCTCAACCTGTCGCTTGTTGTATCCCATTGCAAAACTGGAAATACCGACAGTCAGCGCCGCACCAATGCCTATCGCCCATCCGAGGGGACCTGTGCCGAACACCAGCAGAGAACCGGCAATACCCAGCGCGGCACCGATACCCGTGGCCGCTACATTCATGAGGTTCGGCCCGTTGTAACCAATGTCAAATGCACCTATTGATTCGATGGTAAAGCCGGCAATCATCAGAGTAATCCCGGTAGAGAGCTTATCAATTCCTTTGAATTTCCCGCCCTTTAGGTCCTTAAACCAGCCGAGGACATTCTTCGAGATAACCCACCCGGCAAAAGCAGTCCCGATTTTTTCAAGCGGACCTAAGAACTCCTGAACCTTCTTTTTTATTTCATCGGTCTTTTCCTGCAAGCCGCCCAGGAAATCGTACTCCGGCAGATCTACTCCGAGGTCTCCGCCTCCTACTCCACTGGAGCCACCCCCTCCCGTCTGGTCAGGCAGAATGTTCAGTTCGTCGATACCAAGCGTAGCGTTCTTCAGTTTCTTCGCCGCACCAGCAGCACCATTAAGAGCGTCCTCGGCATCCTCTGCGCCAGAAGCCAAACCACCCACTCCAGAGTAGTCAATCTCCGGCAGTTCAAAGCCGACCAGAACTGCAAGCCGCTGGATAGCCTCAGTCAGTAGCTCAACGAATGCCTGTACATAAGGCAGCAGCGCCGTGATTGCCGGGATGAGCAGATTTCCAAGCGCTCGCTTAAGCTGCGTAATTTGCTGGCCCAACACTCGCATGGCGTTTGCCGGAGTCATGATAGTCCGCGCCATATCGCCCATCACATTCCCGCTCTGCTCCATAATGGCAATATACCGGAGCTGAGATTTCTGCGCCTGAGTCATGGCGTTGACCTTCATATTGATGCCGTTCCTGTACGCAATTTCTTGGAGTGTAGCTACATCGAGTGCGTAGCCAAGCCGCCGCAGCGGTTCCAGCTCTCCAGCAATGCCGGACTGCACCTTCTGCATGGAGTCCGCAATGGAGATGTTGAAAAAAGATGAAATATCGTAGCCTATCTGAGTAAGATTCTTGCTCATCAGATTGGCCTTCTCTTCCACCACGCCAAAACCAGAGGTAATTTGCTTGAACACGCCCTGATTGCGCATCCACTCGGCAGGGTCAATCCCAAGGGCCTCGCGCACCGCATAGGCATAGTCATAAGCAGCCTGTGCGCTCTCACCCATTGCGACATTAAAGAGGTTCAGATTCTCTACATACTTTGTACTCTCATCCACCCAGCCGCCAATCACGCTGGCAATCCGTTTAAATGTGTAATAATAGCCCGTCACATTCGCCAAGCCGCTCCCCAAAAAACCGAAGGAGCGCCCAGCGCGTCTGTTGGAACCATATAGGCGGTCATTCTCCGCAATCAGCCTCTGGATGCGGGCCGGGAATGCGGAAAAGCCGGCAGATACCTTAGCCATCTCCGTCGCAAGAGGACGGACGGCGGCGGCTACTCGGGTCATCTGTTGCGCAAACAAGGTTAAATCCGTAGCGGCAAGCTGCTGGCTAATTGCGGGGAGCTTTTTCAGTGCATTTATCGTTGAGGTAAGGCCGCTTGCCTTCTGTATGCCAGCAAGGCTATTCAGGGCCTTTGTTACCTCCCCTACCTTCCCGGCGTTAACATTAACACCAGCAAGGGCGGTATTGAGTTTACTAAGTTGGTTCGCAACCGTAGTAAGCCCAACACCGCCCTTGGTTATGGCTTTCAAATTTCTGAGGGCAGCGGTTAGCTTGTCGACTCCGGCAGCCGCTTCGTTAGCATTGGACTGTATCTTTATTTCTAGGCTGTCGATTTCCACGCCCATGCCAGTGCCCTCCTATGCGGCACTTGGCAATAAAGCACTTGGCACTAATGATTTTTGTTCCATTCGATACCTAAACGATTGAAATACGCAACCGCCTGCTCCCGCTCTTCGTCTTCCTTCGCGGCTATTTCTTCGGCGGTCAGCGGCGTTACCCTCAGCGGCTCTTCCAGGTATTTTAGCGGCTTAGCGCCCTTTTTACGCAGCGCAGTACCAACGACAGCGCCGATAGCGTTATGGATGTATAACCCCTGCAACCACATATCGTCGCTTTTGCGCTGTTGCCGTATGCGCTGGGCTTCTCTATATGCCGATACCAGCCATGGGTCCTCATCCCAGAACTGCGCGGCTGTCATGCCGCTGGCTAGGTAATATGGAAATACTCTGTTGAATACTTCTGTAAAATCTCCGACGGCATATGCCTTTACAGCTCCACCGTCAGGCGGCAGTTTTTTCTTCCGCTCTCCTCCGTGATAATCAGGGCTTCGTTGGGCTGATTATACAGTTCCACCAGCCGCCCCAGTTCCGTAGGAGTAAGCCCGCCCAGGTCATCCAGCAGCTTGTCCGTCTTTTCCCTGGACAGGCTTTTGTGATTTTTCCGGAAAGCATAGAAGAAAAATGCCGGGATGTTCATCTGTGGGAAGTCGGTCAGTTCCGTAATCTTAAACCCGCGCTGCTCAGCAAACCGCACACTGTCGCGGGAGAACTCCAGCACATAGGTCTCGCCGGTATCCGGGTCAGTGAGCCGCATCGGGTTCACCTTATTCTCAGTCTTTGCCATGCTTCATCCTCCTTTGATTACGCGGCGGAAGTCACTTTTGTAATTTGCGTGGAAGGTGTCACAACCACCTTCATATCAACGGCCTCGCTGACACCGCCGCCAACAATGTAGGCCATGATAGCGCCGGAGAATCCGAACTTGCCGTCTGCCCCATCGGGGCCAAGCCAAATCTGAAAATCCTGGCTATCAGCCAGGGCGTTGATTTTATCAAAGTCTGCCTTGTCGTAGTTGGAGGTGAACTCAAGCTGCTGGGTGTCCTGCACACCAGGGATGTAGGTCCTCATAGGGTCAGAAAGGGTTGTGGTCTCGATCATGTCGGGTGCGCCGCCAAGGTCGGGGAAATCCTTGATAGCAACCAGCTTGGTATACTCCGAGCCGGTAGCCTTATACATGAGCTGCACCAAATAAGTGGAAATAGCCATTCGCGTTCCTCACTTTCTAAAAGTCTGGAATTTCTGATTGATGACTGCCCTATACCGGGCCGTCATCCGATAGATTTTGCTGTCCATGTTTTTGGTCTGATTGCAGAACATTCGGGTAAATCCCATCTGCTGCATTTGAACATCCACCAGTTCCATGATGGCCTTGCATTCCTGCTTGGCCCCGCTGGTTTTATTGGAGTAGCAATTTACGGTGTACATGATGGTAGCGTGATGCTCCATCATCGCTGTGTCCTGCGTCCCCTCATAGGTAGCGTTATCGTCCTCCACCAGAGTCAGGCACGGAAACTTCGCCGGAGTGTCTACCGATTCTCCGTAACGGGAGCCATTGGGATAGGAGGCAGTGAATGCAGCGGCGACAGATGCAAACACGGATGACTCCACATTAATCACTTGAAAGCCTCCTTCGCCAGCGGGACTACAAATTTTTCTAACATTTTGGCGGTTTCATACATATACGGTCTGGATGGCATACCCTTTGTCCAATGGGCTTTCCCGTCTTGCCCTATGTACCACCACCCTAAATCTCCGTGGCCGTTCACGTCGTACCGCCAGCCCAAGAGCGCCACGTCCGGGTGCGGGTTTCTCTGTCCCATAACGCCGGTGCCAAATTCGCAGAAACAGCTATGCGCCGCTGTCGAGGATACGAATCCCACCGCACCCTCATAGCGACTTTCGATCCCGCTCACCAGCGCACCAGTGTCGTAGATGGACATGAACGCCGCGTTCATCTGCGCCAGTGAGACGCCCTGCTCCGTCAAGAGGCGAACAAGACGTTCTGCCTTGCTACACATTGCCTTCTTGTAGTCCACCAACTCCTTGACGGCCTTATTAATAGACACCGCGCCCAGCGTCATAGTGATAGTCCTCTTACTCACTGACCGTCACCCGCTTAATAGCAAATGCCACGCTGTTTTTCCAAGGCGCCCGCTTCTTCACAATGTAGTTGTGCGGTCCATTGGTAGGCTGGCCGTCCAGCCAGAGGATTGCACTTTCGTCTATCAGACAGCCGGTATCGGCGGTGGTCATGGTGCGGTCGTAATCCTCCAGCGACCCAAACATATCCGTCTCAGAGCTTCCCTTGTTGGGGCTGACACACAGGCGGGAGGTCTGCAACGAACCATACTTCTGCGTGAAGGAGCCAGTAGGATTTCCGTATTCGTCGATGATTTCTTCTTGCCCCTCATAGAGTTTGAAGTACACCGTGGAGAGGTTGCGGCGCAAATCTCTCATCTCATCCCCCTGCACATCGGCGTTACCTCGTGCAAAAGCTGTTCAGATATCCATGACGATTCATACGACCGGCTCACACCGTTCTCGGAATGGGACAATTCCCCCTCCGCGCCCTCCTTGTTGTAGAGGTCGAGCGCAATTCTGTACTGCAAATCCTCATACCGCTTTTCCAGCTTCTCGGTCCCGTCCCCGAAAGGAAAGCGGCGGGCGAGAATGGCGGCTTTAGCGCTCTCCAGCAGGTCGGCCAGTAACGCTTCATCAGCTTCTCCCGTTCTTACCTTCAACCGCTCCAACACATCCATCCTCGCCCCCTCCTTTCCTACTGACCAGCCGCCTTCTTCGGTCTGCCTGGTTTCTTCACTTCGTCCAAATGCTCATCGGTTGGCTCCGCATTCGTCTCATCAGCGGCGGGCACCAGCTCGCCGGCTTTGTAATACTGGCCGTTGAACTTCACCGCATGGTCGTACTTCATGTCACGCCACCTTAATCACGTAGGTCTCATCCATACGCTCATAGGAAGGCAGGACAATTTCGGAAGCGGTGGTTTTGGTGTTTACCGGGTCACTGGTCGTAGTAACCGCGATAGCCACGCCGGTGTTTACGATGGAGACGTTGGCGCTCGCATCGCCCATCAAGGTACGTTCCTCCGGGGTGGTGCCATACCAAGTGCTGCCCAGTGCGCCGGCCGGAAGGAGAGTCACCATGTCGTCGGGATAGAACGTATGGGCCGTACCGGTCTCATCCTTGTACATCTTGGAGTACACGATGATGGTAATGCCCAGTTCCTGACTGAACAGCTCCTTCACGCGGGCGTCTGTCATCAGGATATTGGCCGTGGCGTTCTGCGCCAGAATAGCGCCCTGAATGCGCTTGTTTTTCTTCAGGTAGCCCATGGTCTTCTTGCTCATGAGCATAATAGCCGGGCGGGTGCCGGTGGCCGCCTCTACAGCATCCTGCGCGGCCTGCGCATCCTCCAGCGGGTCAGAATTCTCGAAGTCCGTCCACTTGTCAGTGGCGGTGGTCAGTTCCATGTAGTTATTGGCCTTGTAACTTCCGTCCGGGTCGTAGTTGTAGGCGTAATTCACGCCGTTGGCCTGGATGGAAATCTTCGGAGAACCATCGGCTGGGGCCAGGAGCTGCATCCGCATCCGCTCAGGCACCACGTCAGCGGCTTCGATGAGCGTGTTGGTGTCATCGTAGATGCCTGCCAGGATAGCCATGGCGTAGGGGTCGCTGGACTCCTGCACCCGTAGAATCTCCTGCTCGTCTGCCTCCTTCACCAGCATGGATTCCCGGAAGAAAGCCATCTCGGTTTTCTCCAGCTTGAATCCCTCCCGGCTGCGGATGGTGGACTTAGCGTCGAAGTTGGAAGGGGCCAGGGAGACCGGAAGTCCCTTATGGGTCTTAATCCACTTGAGGTCCAGGCCCATTTTCTTCTTGGCGGGGAACAGGCCCACGCCAAGATAGGGGACCTTATTGCTGGCCGCCTCGGTGTGGTTCAGCGCAATGCTCTTTGCGTCAAAAATGTCAGACAGTTTCATATGCTCTCACCCTCCTTACAGAAACGCGACCATGGGAAGCGCGGCCTTGACCGCTGCGTCGATGGTCACGCCGGAATTGTCCTTAGCCTTGGCCGCGTCAATGAACCCGTGGATCACGATGGTGCCGATGGGCCGTTCTGCGTACACATCGGCCAGCAGAATGCCCACAGCGTCCGCCGTGTTGGCCGATACGCCAGCCGCGCTGATGGGCGCCCCTGCCTTGACAACCCCGTCGCTGACGCCGGTAAAATCCAGTGTGATAGGCTTGCCGACATAGTGGTCGTTCGCCAGGATATTTACATCGCCGGGAACACTTTTACGCTCAAAAATCATATTTAACCTCCTGCATACTGGCTGATAATGTCACCAGCCGTCTTGTTTGTCTCTGCGTTTGCTTTGCCCAGCGTCTCCGCCAACTTTTCGCCGTCTGACTTCTCCGGCTTGCAGGTGCCAGGTGCGGGAGGCTTCGGCGTCTCGTCCAGGAGCTTTGCTTTCAATGCCTTTTCCTGGGCTTCCTGGTGCTTCTTCTGGTTGGCGAACACAGTGTCCATGTCTCCATCAGCCAGCGCTTTGGCAGTCTCTGCCGCCAGCACGTCCTCGTATCCCAACCCAAGCAGGCGGGCACGGTGCTCGGAAACGGTCTTTTCTCTCTCCAGCTCGGCCAAGCGAGCAGCAATGCGCTCCTGCTCTTCCTTGGCTTTCTCGTCGTCGGTTTGCTTGGCGGCCAGTTCCTTCTTGAACTTGGCGGCCTCGCTGGCTGCCTTGTCCAGTAGGTCTTTCTTCACCATACCCGCTGTGGGGTCAATGCCCTTAACTGCCTCAAGCATATCTGCGGCGGTCATGTCTTCTCTGTACTTGTCACCCAGCAGTGCTTTCAGGTCCATTTTCAATCTCCTTCTTGCGCTTATCGTCATCTCCGACGTTTTGCGGTTTTACATCTTCTCTGATGGTCTTATCGGCGACAGCCGGTTTCCACTTTTCCAAATACTCTTTTGACTGTGCATACACGTCCTGCGGGTCATTGAATAATCCACACTGCGCGATTGCCACCTCCGGCGAAATACCGGCTTCCAGCATGTTTTGCAGAGACTGGGACTTCACCAGCAGATTATCGTGCTGCCGCCGGGTAAACTTGATGTCCACATCGGACAGCTCCAAATTCAGGTCCATCTTGTCCCGCAGGACGCGGATCGTCAGCGCAAGGAAGTCACGCTCGGACTTCTTGAACATCATCTCCGTGTCCCGCGCTCTGGCCTCCGCTTGCTGCCATCCGTCCCGGAGTATAACGGCTGCGCCGGTGTCGCTTGTGCTGGACCCGCCACTCTGAGTAGATGGAAGGCCGCATATTGCCAGGACCTGATTGTATAGGTAGTCAACCAAAACTTGCGTCTGCTGCTGGTTCAATTCATTGGTAACGATATCTACATCCGCTGTCTGACTGTCCACTGACTTGACCTTGATGGCCCCCATCTGCTGCAACTCTCGGAAGGTCTCTTTGTCAATGTCGCAATTGATGAACTTTACAAACGACTGGACGAACTGCTCCACCCCATCCATACGGTTTGAGGTGGCGTTGTTCAATGCGTCCAACAGCGGCAGGACGATTTCAAACGCCCCCAGCCGAGCTGTATTGGCTTGATACTCAATGATAGGAATCGCACCCAGGCTATGGGCTTCCCCCTGCCCGCCACCGTTCACAATCCGCCCGTTCTCAATCTCAAAATACCGGCTTGCTGTGTACGCGCAGTACAGCGGGCAACCGCCCCTGCGGTAAAGATAGTGGACGCCCATCAGCGGACGCCTTCCAAATCCACCGTTGCGCATCACGAAGGTATAGCGTGGGTTCATGCAGTCCAGTTCTACCGCACCGCCCTTAACGGGCAGCACCATTCGATACCCTACGCCGCAGATATGGAGCCAGTCGGCCAGTTCACGGTCACAGGCGGCCTTGCCTGCCGAAAACATGACTTCGTTGAGCTTCTTCACCTCGCAGGAAGTCTGATCATCCTCTCCGCGCCGCACATAAGTGCATGGTTCACCAAGCAGATACCCGGTTTTGAAGCTGACGATTTCCTGGGCGTGGTTCTCAACGATTTTATTGTTGATTTCCGGACGGATATCCTTCACACGGTGCAAGATGGGCTGCTTCCCCCGGTAGTAGTCGTAGAGATAGCGGATTTCAGCCCGGTTCACGTTGTGGACCACCAGCGCCCGATTTAGCTCTTCGACCACATTAAAGGCATCAATAGAGACTGCATCCGTGTAGATTGGCCTACGCCCAGTCAGCTTTGACGGGTCTACCCGGTACTGCTCATTCACTTCCAACCGCCCACCTCCAGACAAAACAAAAAGTGCCACCTCCCCCATCTCTGGGTTTGGCGGCACTTGGCACTGTTAGGGCCTATTTGGCCTGGCACTTGGCACTTAACCGGCCTTCTGTGGCCGGAGTTCAATTTTAATGTTTTTCTTGCAGCCTTTGCAATATGGGTAGATCACGCCAGATGCTCCCGAATCTACTTCCATCAACTTTCGTCGAATGCCAGCAGCTGCACAGACGGGGCAGAATATTTCAATTTTCAGAATGACCACCCCATTTATTTTTCTGCAACCGCCAGAGGATTGAGGTCCCCTGGCGGCTTTTTATTCCAACATTTTACTCAGTACCGCCGCAATAAAGGCTGCAATCGGAATGCCAATGCATACAACGATACACCACATGGGGATTACGCACCAGGCGTTGTCCCTAACTATCGCTAGAAGAATCCCAAGAATGAACAGAATGCCGCTCATGCTCTCCTCCATCTCTGCCCACCCGCACGGTATCCCGCTAGACCATGGGCTATTAGTCGGCCACGCTGTCCGCATCGTTGAGAGGCGTGTGGGGTTCTGTCTGGGGCGGATTCCGTCTCTACACGCTCCGCCGGGCGCAGCCGCTTTCCATGTGTCGGCACACCGGGGCAGGCCATAGCTGCCACCGCTTCCGCCTCCATGACAGGCGGGCGTCTTGTCCCTCACCGGCGCATAGACGCTTTCAGCACTCCGGCATAGTGTCTTTCCACTGTCAGCTCCGTGGCCTTTGGAGCAATACACGTTGTTGTGCGGCAGACTACATCTAGAGCCCACCGTCCGGTGTCGTCCCGGACCTCTTAGTGTGCACCCTTGGCCGGAGTCGAACCGGCATACACCCACGAATAATGCAGGCGCTCTGTCCCATTGAGCTACAAGGGCGTATAGCCCACTCAGGGCTATAGTGCAGGCTTACGGCTGTCCTGCGGGCCGTTGGAGGATTGCCCGATACTACCGCCTCGGTGCCGGGCGGAAGGAGGAAGGGAAACGCAAGATATAGCATCCCACGCTTTTATTATACCACAATATATAGATATTGCAACCTAATTTTTATTTAAACTGCACAATATCTTGTGCCTACCACGGGCGGCGAAACACTTCAACCTTACCGCCTCCGTGAAACAGCTCGTCTGCCAGCATCGCCAAGCTGTCCGGCGCGTCGTCATGCGGGTTCTTGCCTGTTTGCACAAAGGTGGTCAGCTCCGTCATAGCTGCCTGATACTCCCTGCTGCGGTGCTTCTCGTCCAGAAAGAAGAACCGCTTGATATCTGGCGCAAACTGGATAATCCTTGCAATCTTGCTCTGAGTGTTCGGCGCCTTTCGGCTGGAAACATTGATGTGAATCCCATGCCCCCGCAGTTCACTGTCCACTACATCCGCATACTCATGCCCGCCATTGTTTGCCTCGAACCGCTCCCGGTGAGGCATGTGCTGCTTCGTCCGCCCTATTACTACTGGCCGGGTAACTGTCTTATCTCCCTGGTTGAATACCCAATCGTGAATATATACTGAATCCCCATATTGATACGCAAACGGCATGGACAGGCTGTCCCCACCGCCCCAGGCCACGTCGCAGACGGCTACCTTGACCGGGTCGCCATCCGGTAAGACGCCATTGTAATAATTGAGCGAATCCGCCGGGAACAGTAGCCCTTCCCGGATATACGGATTCCCCTGGTACTTAGCGTTCCAGGTGGCATCGTCAATACTGGCTTTCATGTCCTGGTAATAGGCCGTGTCGAAGCCCAAGCCGTATTTGTAATTGAAGTTACTCTCCCCATCCACGTTCAGCGCCGGGATAACTCGGAACCGATACCGCTCATTACCCGCATACTGCGTTTGCACCTGCCCTAAAGGATCGAACACATTCCATCGGGTCCCCACCATCAGCTCCACTGCTCCCAGCTTCTTACGGTCCTTAAGCTGGTTCAGATAGGCGTCGTATTTCGCCTGGAGCCGCGCTGGATTTAAACTCTCCTCCAGGTCTTCAATCAGGTCATCGCAGTACAGCACCCCGCCGGAGCCAATCTCCACCGCTCCGGTCAGCGTGCCACTCACGCTTCTGCACGTCATCGTCGGGAACCGCTTCGTCTTATTCAGGTCAATGGTCTCATTCTTGGCGGACGTTCCGGCCATCTTCACTCCTGGAAACACGTCTGCCCATAGATACGTCTCCGGGTCGGTGATAATCGAAAGCAGCTCCCGGTAAAACCCATCGGTCAATTTATCCGAATGCCCCGACATTACTGACGCCACATCGGGCCGCTTGCCCATAATCCATGTCATGAAGAAGATGCAGAGCGTCGATTTTCCCACGCGAGGCGGCAATGAAATGCCCAGGAAATCCAGCTTCCCGTCCGCCAGGTCCTGAAGGTCATCTACCAACGGCTTGAGCACCTTACGCCTTGGCAAATAAAACTTCTTCTCCGGCGGGCGGTTCCATTCAACATAGATTAGATAGTAATCAAACAGATGTGGAGCCAGGAACAAAGCGGCCTTTTTTGCAATTTCGAGAAATTTTACGGCCTGCCCAGCGTCCCGGCCAACCGCTTCCCTCGCCCCCTTGCCCGCCAGCCGGTACACCTCTCTCGCCCGCTCGTGGGCATCGTCTGCGTCCGTCTCCTCCAGCAGCCGCACACACTCGAAATAGTCCTCCAACGCACCAACATCCGTTAAATCTCGTAAAGCCGCCCTGCGGGTCAGTTCCTTAATGTCCATAGAAAAAGTGCCACTCCTTCCGTAATGAAGAAATGGCACTTGGTAATCAAACACTTGGCACTGTTAAGTTGTTATTTAATAGCAATCACTTTTTCGTATTCTTGCCTAGTTATCCCTTGTTTCTGCATAATCGCATTTACACCACCGGTGTTTTTGAAGGAATTTATCTCTACCAGGCCGCTAATATTTACATCCTTCATGCCCCGCAGCGCATCTTGTGTTTTGCTATTTATTAGTCTTTTAATCAGTTCCAATTCCAATTTAACAATTGAACCACTATCCGAAACAGAACTGTCGTATAATCGCTTCCGTATGTTCTTTATTCTGGCTTCCTTTTCTTCGTTTCCGTTATAGCCAACCGTTACGAAGCAAACATATTCGCATCTCCTGCTCGCATCATAAAGTAGGGTACGGATTAATTTTTTACCCCTTTTATTGCGCCACATAGATAACGGGTACAAGTTCACATGTATTTCAAAGAGACATTTATATAGCATTTCGGCGCAGTGTACCACAATATCATAATCACTTGGGAACAATAAATGATTTTCTATTTGCCAAACGTAATTTTCAGCCATTTCTAAATTGTACACAATTCTCTCTTTGTATCCAAAGCGATAGAATTTTGTACATACAAATAGTAGGATTGTCGCAACGATGCTCCCAATTGCCCCAACGATAATATTGATCAAAACATCCACTTACCGCTTCCTCCGTCTCCCGCTGCTTTTCCCTGCGCACTCCAAAATAATCAATACTGGTAGGATAAGAATGAAAAACCAGAGCATCACGCCGCCCCCTTCACCGCCCTGTACCACTGCGTCCGGCTAATCCCAAGGCGCGCACAGGCCGCTGAGACCGTTTCGCCTGGAAGCAGCTCATATTGAACCGTCTTCCTTGGCCTCCCTTCCCGGAACTTCGGGTCATGCTCCCGGGCATATGCCTTCCCAGCAGAAGTTCGCTCCACGATCATATCTCGCTCAAACTCTGCGAACGCCAGCATAACCGTGACCATGACTTTTCCCATCGGTGTATTGTCGGCCACGCCCATGTTCAAGATGTTAACCCGAATGCCTCGCTCCACCAAATCCCGAATCAAGGTCGACCCTTCGGCAGCCGTACGGGCAAATCTGTCCAGCTTGCAGACAACAAGCTCATCACCGCCCTGGAGAACCTCTAGCAGCTTTTCTAACTGCGGTCTTTCCATCTTCGTGCCGGTATACGTGTCCGTGAAAATGTGTTCCTCTAAAACGCCAGCTTTCAAAAGCGCCTCTTTCTGCTCTTTGAGAGAATTTCCGTAAAGGCGCTGTCCCCTGGTGCTGACGCGTCCATATCCGTATTTCGCCATTACTTGTCACTCCTCTCAATGACAATCTGGCCCTGCGGTCTGGCTCCGGCCTTTCTCGGCTGAACCGTCACCTCATACCCCATCACAGATAACATCTCGATTGCTTTATTAAATGTCATATTTTTGCTGGCAAGACGGGCGGAAACGTCCGTCGCTTTTTCTTTCCCAATGCTCTCGGCCATCGCTTTTTGCGTGACGCCCTTCTCTTTCATGATTCGAGAAATCGCCTCATTGATAATCATTGCGGACGCCTCCCTTCCTTTATCGTCATTATACTAAATGTTTTTAACCGTGTCAATAGATTTATACTAAATATTTTTATCTTTTTTCTATTTTCAGCAGTTGAGCAGCTTACTTCACCCGCTATGCCGCAGCCATATCCCCCTGGGGTATGCGCTATACTGTAACAAAACTCAAAAGAATTGTTGCAATGCTCTACAGCCATTAAATCACATAAAAATATTTATGAAACCACTTGACATACATAGTTATATTTAGTATAATCTAATCGTACCAAGGAAACGCGGTGCGCGGCAGGGAACCTTGACAACCGAATACCGGCACTGTAGAATAGCAATAAGGAGTGATGGGCATGACCAACGAGGAAAAAATCCTTGAAATGCTGTCTGCCATACAAAAGGACATTACAGCAATTAAGGAAGATGTGGAAGAGCTGAAAGAGGGCCAGGAGGAAACCCGCAGTGGAGTAAACGCCTTGCTTGAATGGGCGGAAGAATGCGGGAATGTGATTAAGTTCCCGCTCCCCAAAGTAAAGTAAACAACTAATACATAACAGACGGTGCCGGTTATTCGGTGCCGTCTGTTTTATTGTCCAGGCATAAGAATAGACCACCCGCGCCCGTCAAAGCATCGAGTGGTCTAAAGCACAACACGGGGCGGCATGGCCTGCCACATGTCGCCCCTATTATAACAAATGGCAGTCCAAAAAGAAAGGGGCAAACGATATGAAAAAGTACGAAGCCACCGCCACCCCGGAACAAATTACAACCGCCAGTCTGGAAACCCTGGTTGACCTCTGGGAGGCCACGGAAACCGCCCCTCTCACGCCGGGACTGCCTATTGTGCGCGGCTGGCTGATGGACGAGCTGGAGCGCCGCAACCCGGAGGGCTTTAACGCCTGGCTGGAGCACGAACCAGCCCTTGAAGATAAAGACCTTCGGATGTACATCATCGGTTGAGCCACCCAGCGGCGAAAGGAGCGAGACGAGATGAAAAGGCAACCATATGACATACCAGACATCTTGGAATCCCTTAAACAGGATGTGGAAAAAGGGTGTATCTCGATAGAAGATGCCGCCGAGGAGTTACACTGCGCCAACTGGACCAATTATATTGACGTAGAAAAGACAAGGCGCCTATTGAATCTGTAACCACCTACCCCGCCGGCCTGATCGCCAGAAAGGAGCCAACTATGATTATCACAGCCGATAAAATCCACGTCGGGACCCAACTTCCGGAGGCTGATGGATTCCTGTTTGACGTGGTGGAAATCGTCAAGGAGACGCCCAAAACCATCACCGTCCGTCTCTGCTCCGACTTCTCCAGTTCCAAGGCACATTGGACCATCAAGCCAGACGGCACTCCCGGCGGCATTATAAAGACCTTCCGCAAAACCTCCCGCTTCTATGCCGCAGATGAGGAGGTGCCCGCATGATAGCCCTGTTTATTCTGCTCCTTCCGCTCCTGGTCATCCTGGAATGCGCCAAGCGTTCCTAATATAGCCGCCCTGGGCCTGACGCCTGGGGCGGTTTCTCTATGCCCATTTAACGGCCCGTAGCGGCGTTTTTGCATCCAGCCATGAAACTACACTCCGAGCGGGAGAACGCCGCGCAGAGGGCCACCGGAGCGCCAGTACGGGCATATATTGTATTCCATCTCAACGCAGAACTCCATATATTGCGATTTAAGCGGTTTTATGTGCCACCCATGTCCGTATACTCCCAGCGCTTAAAAATCGCCCTACGGCCTGCCAGCGGCCCCACAGGCATACAATAACCCCGGCCTACTCAATGATGAGCGGGCCGGGGTTAATCTATTTTGCGGCTAGCCGAGCAGGGCCCCGCCGGTGTATCGGATTCCATCGTCCACATCCAAACCATTGTCATGGATAATCTGGTCATGCTCTGCAAAAACCTTCTTCATGACCTCTCGCAGTTTGGCTTCGCTCTCTGCATTCTGCTTTGTCTGCTCCAAGTAGATCTCACAAAGTCGCTCGAAGCTGACCATTTCGATACGCGGCCCCCAGTAACCATCCTCCACACCAGAAAAGGAAAACGTGCTTTTACCATCATAGATGTGCGTTCCCTCCGAGCATTGAAGGTTGAGATAGTGAATCCCGCCCGTCTTGTCGTCAATCTCCAGCAGGTCGTGCGAATTGGTACCCACAATGTGCGGCTCCTTGCTTCGGCTGTCGTTATCAATCACGCGGATAATCGGAAACAGCATTTTATTCCCTCCAAATTGGTATTATAGTCGCTGGCCTGCGCGGCATAGTCGCTCACTCGTCCGCCTCTGGCAGCGCCCCGATCCGCTCCTCAAGGGCTTTCTGGTCGGGTTGGTCGCCCAGGGGGTTGTTTGGCGTCAAAATCAGGTCTTGGGTGTCTTTCATGCCGAAGAAGTTCTTTGCCCTGAAAATGTATGTAACCTGCGGAATTTTGCCCTTTGAGACCAATTTTGCATCAATTCCGGCAAGAATTTCTTTCGCTTTTTTTATCATGTCTTTGCGCGTCGAGCTGCATCCATCCCCATTTTCCCACCTCCACACCGTCTGACGCACCGTTCCAAGCGCAAGACACATATCCTCCACCGTCGGAATTTGCCCCTTTTCACCACACAGAGCAAAATACCAGTTCAGCCGTTCTGCGCACTCCTCATCCGACGCCACAATTGGTAGGTTGAAAAACTGGTATGACTCCTGTATAATCTCAGAAATTTCTTCTTTCTTTGCCGTAGTCGTCGCCTCAATTGAGGCAGACTTAGAACCGCGCTTCTTCACCTGAGGGGCTACCTGCTTCGCAATCTGCTCAGGCTTGTCCACTCTTGCCGCCTCCCATCATAGCGGTGATAAACGCCGCTGTATACTTGACCGCCTCATCCGGTGGGACTCCCTGGTCTAACAGCCCCTTCCGATACAGCGCCGTCATCTCCGCCATCGCTCCTACAGAGGCAACCAGTTTATTAATTTCATCCTGCACTTTTCGGTCTACTCCCTTCCGGTAAATCTAAAGTCGCCGCCCACAGTCGGTCGGCGTTTTCCAATGTACGTTCCAATGCATATGCGTTGCCTGCCGACTCGGTTCTCTTCCAGAGAGCCACCGAAGCATCCTGCCGTTTCCGCTTAAAGTCGTATGCGGCTTTCTGCTTTGTATACTGAATCAGCAGCCGCGTCTTAATCGGCTTTGCCTGCTCCCTGGTTAGCTGCCCGGCGTAGAGTGTGGCATAGAGTTGATAAAACGCCAAATAGAGCGAGGCATCTAAGAGGTCTGAGGGTGGGTCAGGCGAATTTGTGCGGGCCGCTTGCATGGCTGCGCGTTCTATTTCGTCAATGGTCATAGCCAGCCACAATAGCGAGAAAGTTGTTTGCGTCCGACTCGCTACTCAGCAGTATCGGTTTGATGCTGCCAACCGACACCAAAAAGCTGTTCTTTCGCAACCGCCTTACCTCAACTCGTTTGCCTCCAATTTCTCCGCTCGCCACAGAGTCGCTTTCAAAATTCAAGTGGAAGTCACGCGGGTATGCGACAGCTCCGACTAAATCATCAAGTCTCTTTGTCATTCTGATATCTGCCATAAGCCTCTCCTTTCTCTCTACCCCACTACCCCAGAAAATCACCTGTTTTCTATTCTTTAATATTATACGTATATTACATATACACATTATAATCTTTAGTATATATATAATTATAAGGGGTAGCTGGGGTAGATTGCCGTTAAGCATTGCGGCTCAATGGTTTGAGCCTACCCCAGATTTTTAAAATTTTCTGGGGTACACCAGAAAAACGCGGGGTAGTTGCATATTTCTTTAATTGTGCATGGAAACAATTTACAGCACCCCCGATTTACAGCGGCAACTCACTTTCAAAATCGGGGGTAACTACAGGAAATACGAACCCCTTAAACCTCTCACCGTCCACATAGGTATCCACCTCTTTCGTGCCGTCCGGAAACAACTTACGCACCTCACGCAACAGATACGTCCGTGACCCGCGTTTATGACCCGCTTCCTCACACCAGTCGGTGTATTTCTGATAGAGCTCATTTTTAGAAATACGTCCCTGCGGCTCCGTATCCTTCAGGAACGTGATCAGCGGATTGGACGCCTCCATAAACTCAGCCTTTGTAGTCTCCTCATCCTCCATCGTTGTGAAGTCACGGGTACGCTTTAGAATTAAGTACCCCTCCAGGCACCAATTAAAAATAGCCGGGAGGTTGTCGAGCAGTCGCGGCGTGAGTGTCGTGTCCCTTCGACGCTCGTTTGGCTTGGATGGGTGGTCCACAAAAGACTGAGTAAAGTTCACGATGCAGAGCCGCCGCAGTAGGCCGTCTGAGGTATCCTGAGACTTAAGCTGCCCATTTGTGGCGAAGAGCAGCTTACAGCGCGGTTGGAATTGCACAAAGTTTTTGCCCTTGTAGCAGGCAGAGATGGTCTCGCCGGAGGCGATTTGCTTTAGATATTCCTCTGCTCCGGATAGGTTTGATTTAATCTCTGAGGCTATGTTGAGGAGGCTCGTAGATAGGTAGATGCGCTGGAAGTTATCGCAAATGCCGGTAGCTGTGATACTTGATGTGTTCTCTTTCCCATAGACCGCTTGTAGCACGTTGAGATAGACAGACTTTCCGTTGCCGCCGGAACCTTGAAGGGCAAAAATCTTTTCGAGGCTACAGTCCGGGAACAGAATATACCCCGCAATCTCTTGGAGAAGCTGGGCGCGCTTATCGTCTCCGGCGGATACATCTAAAATGAATCGCAGCCAGTCAGGGGATGATGCAGTTGGATCGTAAGCGTATCCGGCCTGAATTGAACACAGGTCGGCAGGGTCGTGAGCGCGGAATATCGGCGGGTCGGAGAGGTCCAGAGTCCCATTGATGAAATTGAACACTGGTTTCCGGTCGAATGGCTGGTCGGTAAGAGTATCGGTACGGATGATTTTGATAATAGATGAGAGCCGCGCTCCAGTACGGTAGCGGCCCAATTCCGCGCCGATGTAAGCCATGACCTGGGTATCCTCAATCTTCCGCCAGCAGCCGCGAGAATACTCATAGAAGCCCACATTCTCTAGGTAGCGGAGCTGGTGAGCCTCGGTTACTTGACGGGCGACGATATCCTCAGATGGGGGGCGTTTGCAGTTAGCTTGGACCTCTGCCAGCCAAGCGGCGTCAAAGTTTTCTGTATCCCGGACGGCCTTGAACATCTTGGCGAGTTCGGGAGAATCAATGAAGCGGGACGCCTGATAGGCAAAGCGCTTAAATTCTTCCTCATCTTTAATGGACTGGCAAAGCACGGTCGGGCCGTCCTGGGCATCGGAAAGCAGGGCATCAAGCGAGCCGCCGGCGGAATAGTAGTCTGACACATCCTTGTGTGGCCGCGGTATGGATGCGACACGGAACGGGACGTGATGAGTGAAGAGCTGCTTTGCGAGGCCGAGCGTGAAATCCGCGCCTGGGCTATCGGCGTCAAAGGTGAGATAGACCGCGGGGAAATTCTTGGCGGCGGAAAGTACGGTGGCGATTTGTTCGCGGGAAAAGTGGCCGCCCATGGTTGCGAGTACGGGAAATTGTTCCTGGTAGAATGCAAGCGCGTCGAAGGAACCCTCGGCAATGATGAGGGGCTTATCCTTGCGGTGAAGTGTGCTCATGCCCCAGGGTGCGGAGCGGTCTGAGAGGTCATCGTTGCGGCGCTTGAGGTATTTGGGTTCCTGGTCAGGACGGGTGCAACGCGCTACATAGGAGTAGACGTAGCCATTCTTCCAATAGGGGATTGCAATGCGGCGGGCGCAGTAGCCGTCAGGTTCTCCCCTGCCTGTGTATCCAATTTTTAGAGCTGAGATGGATTCGTCGGTTATATGGCGGGAGTGGAGATAGTCCAGGTGTTCCGAGCTGGTAAGGAGGGCTTCATGCCATCGCTGAATGAGGTTGTTGAGCTGGCTGGTGGCCTTCACCCAATCGCGGGACGGCTCCGTCTCCGCGCCAGTCAGGTGTGCCAGGGCGTGAATGGCCGCCCGGCGGTCTCCGTTATGGTCCAGGAGGGCGCAGAGGTCAATTACATCACCGCCTGTATTCCCGCCGAAGTCAAAGAAAAAATCGTTGTAGACAACGAAGGAATGCTTGTTGGAGGCACCGGAGCGCAACGGAGACACACATCGGTCGCCGGGCTTGGCGATGGGAAGACCATGACGGCGGGCATACTCCACACAGGTCAGACGGGATTTTATGGTTGGAATAGTATCAGACACGGGTATCACCCTCTATAATCTTTATGGCGTCCTCTGGCGAGCGCGCCACCCCTGCCAGCGCGTGTGCTTCCTGCATGGCGGCTATGAACTGTTCCTGTTCGGGACGGACGCGGCCCGTGGCGGTCTTGCACTCAATAGCGACAAAACGGCCATCAGACCGGCGGCAGCCGCATAGGTCGGAAAAGCCTTTTGGAAGACCCTCAACCTTTTTGAGGTTAATTAGGACAGGCTGGCTGAACTCGTGGGAGAAGACCCGCTGTCCCTGCCAGAACTCGCCCGCATTGGTACGGAACATGAGAGCGTGGGGGGCGAGGGCAAGGCGGATTTTAGATTGGATGATATGCTCAGGCTCGTTTTTTGGCAAGATTCCACCCCCTTGATTTTGCGATAAAATAGGCCCACTGGGGCTTATAGTTCTTCTTTTTGGCATATGCCAGCAACTCCGCCATGGTTTTGCAGTCGTCCGGGCTGGCAGCATCCTGAACGGCTTCGGCGGCTTTAGCTTCTTGCCGGGCCTTAAACTCCTGAAGCTGTACTTCCTTTATGTTTTTCAGCTCCTGCGTGGTAAGCTGCGCCGGTTCGTTGCAGTAAGGGCAGCATTTCAGGTGCCCATCATAGGCAGAATAGCACCGTAAGCAGGTTCGGACGGATAGCCGTCCGGTATCGGTAAACGGCTGTCGTTTCTGCATCCCGCCCTCCAGGGTCCAGCGGCGCGGTTCGTCCGGCAGTCCATGGCGCAGGACGTTGCCCACATGGTCGAGGATAACGGCGGTTTTGCCATGGGCAGGCCGCAAGGCGCGGCAAGCCTGCTGGATATACAGCGCCGTGGACATGGTTGGCCGCAACAGGATACAGCACTCTACATCCGGGCAATCAAAACCGACGCTGATTAAGTCTACATTGCAGAGAATTTTTATGTTTCCTGCCCGGAAATCCTCAATGATTTTACCTCGCTCTTTCTTGGGTGTGTCCCCGTCGAAGTGGACGGCGCTAATCCCGGCGGCCCGGAACTCCTCTGCCATAGTCTTCGAGTGTCGGATGGACGAGCAGTAGCAGATAGCTTTTTTGCTATCTGCCAGAGTCTTGTAGTGGGTGATGACATCTCCAAACACCGCCCGCTGAGTAAGAATATCGCTGGCCTGCTCTGCGTCAAAGTCACTCCCTTTTCGGCGCAAGGCGGATAGGTCAGCCACGGAGGGGGCGAAGTAACGGTACGGGGCCAGATAGCCGGACTGGATGAGCTCAGCCGCCTGGGGGCCGTCAATGAGCGCATCATAGATAGAGTTAAGCGGCTTTCCGTCTAGGCGGCACGGTGTGGCCGTGAGGCCGATGATGTAGGCTTTTGGGTAGGCGTCAATGATTTTCTGCCACGTCTTCGCCGCCGAGAAGTGGCACTCGTCGAAGATGATGGTATGGGGCGGCGGGTAGTCGTTCAGGTGGTTGGCGACGGTCGCCACCATGCCGATATGGATGTTCTTTCGTTCAACCCCAAATCGGTCAAAGGTAGCTATGGTCTGGTCCAGAAGCTCTTTCCGATGGACCAGAAACCAGACCGTGCGGCCCTTTGCCTGAATCGTCTCCGCCATCCACGTGAACATGACCGTCTTCCCTGAGCCGCAGGCAGACGCCACGCAGGGGCGATTATACCCCTGCGTGAACGCCTGCGCCACTTTGCGTAGCGTGTCAGCTTGGTATGGGCGAAGCTCAATCACAGCGGAAGGTCGCCCGTGTCAAACGGAGGAGCATTGTCAGCATCCGCAGTCCAATCGGGAGATGGCGTGGAAGGTGCTCCTCCAGAGGATTTCTCAACCCACGCCGGTAAGCTCTCCTGCTTTTTCCTGTCCAGAAAGTAGGAGACCTTGGCCTGGGTGTCGCCGTTGTACTGCTCATGTTTCACCCGGCAGCCGCCCACCTTCCCAACCCAGGAAGCGGAGTTCAGGTTGCCCGGCTCGATTCCGAAGCTTTCCCACAGGCGCTTAAGGTTGGTATTGGTCATGGTTGTATTATCTGGCATAAACACCAGGTGGTAGAACAGGTGCCCAGGGTAGTTGGAGATATCCAAAGAGATTTCAATCATATCGTTGCCGCTCTTGGACTGCTTCTCAATAGTAGCCGCGATACGGACACGGTGATCACCCGCCGGGATGAGCGGGAAACCCTCTTCTACGTCGTTACTGTCGAAATTCCAGTTGATTGCCATAGGTTATTTCTCCTCCTTTTTCTCGTCCAAATATGTTGCCGCCTCGTCAGCCACATGAAGCAACCAAGCCAACGGGTACTTCTCATAGGATGCTGATACGGTATACTTTCCGTCCTCATTGCCCATATGGCAGTTGATAGCTACTGCTTCCTCAATGGTCGGGCGTATAAACCGGGTCAGCAGGAACACCGACTTTCCGCCATGACTACCGAATGGGAAATTCTCTTGGAAGGTGTAGAATGGTACCTGAACCCACTGTCCGTTTTCTTTCTTATTGCGCATTTCAATTTTGTAACAGCCAGCCTTGCATATGTCGTGGAGCAGACCGCATATTGCCAACGATTCCTCCGAAGCCTCAATTTCTGGGTAGATAGAGTGTAGACGTTTGAGTTGGCTGTAGACGCAGAGGGAGTGTTCACAAAGTCCCCCATCGTGGCTGCTGTGGAATCGTGTGGACGCCGGTGCTGCAAAAAAATCAGTCTTTTCTAAGTAGGCCAACAGCTCGGCGGAACCGGGGCGGGTGATGTGCTCCCGGTAGATGGATAGGAAGGTTTCTTTACTCATTTATGCTTAACCTCCAAATCCTCAATCGGAATTTCAAAGTATTTAATTCTTCCGTCTATTACGCAAAGCGCATCAAGGAAATGCCGTTCTGTGAGCCTTTCAAACGAATATTCCGTTCCAACAATGGTGAGTTCTTCGCCCATATAAAATAATCTAAAATCATTAAAGTTTACTTTCATCATTTCTTCTCTCCCTTTCCGAACAATTCTTCCGGTACACAAGACTTCCGGCAGAACAACTGGTCTTTGGCGTAGATGTTGTTCGCCCCCTCCAGCCGGTAGAACCAATACTTCTCCACTGGCTCACCCTTGGCGTTCTTATCCGCCGTCTCAATGTGGGCGACGATGTTCGCCAGCCCACAGATGTTCTCAAGAATTTTCTGCGGCATCTTAGGGGAAACCGTGCTGATCTGGCTTCCGTCAGGCATGGTGGTAAAATAGGTGTCCTGCCAAAAGTTCAGGATGACGTTGCAGCCGGCCAGTGTCGCTGCCCGCATGAGCCGTTTAACACCGTTGTAGACCGTCTGGTAGTCCTGAATGGCCGGATTTCCGCCGTTCTTCCCTCGCTCCCCCAGCTCCAGGAGCCAGCGGTCAATGAGGTCGGTGCCGTTGTCCAGGATAAGAGTCTCGTACTTTTTAGCGGTCACCGCCGACTCAAACGCCTGGAAGAAGTCAGCCACGGACTGGATTTTATGTACCTCCAAGCCGGGGCGCTGGAAATTGTGGAGCACCACACTGGAATTATCGCTATCCAGCAGTAACTTGGCTCCGGGTACACGGGTAGAATTGACCGTCTTGCCCCCGCCGGATTTGGTGTAGATAATTGCGACTGGCATAGTTTAATCCTCCTGTATTTCAAGTCGCTCCATGCAGAAATCCGTCATGATGGCAATGATTCTTGTCATGGGAACACCTGTCATTTCCTTGATTTGACTAAGTTTCTCGTGGGTTGCCGTATCAAGGATACACGGTTTATAGCCGTCCGATTTTGGCGTGGGACGCATGATAAATTTATCCATGGTTAATACTCCCCTCTCAGTTCCCTAAGCTGCTTTGCGCTAAACCCAACGTCCTCCGAGCTGATGGGTGCTGTCAGTACCTTAGTCGCTCTACAGTACGGGCATACTCCGCACCGTTCCGGTTCAATTTCTCCACGCTTCACTGCTAGGATGTGCGGCATCCGTTTTCCGATGTACTCCAGCGCCTCGTCAAGCTGATACTGCTCCACATGGATGACCTCTAAATCGGTGGGTTCCTCCTTCGTCGCGGCAGCAATGTAGAACGGCTTGCGACTGCCCTCAACAGCCTGATATACCGCGCCCTGGGTGTCGTAACCCCAATGAGTGATGAACGACTGGCCCATAATACGCTCCAGTGTCCGCATGACCTTCAGGTCAACAATTTTATCTGGCAGCAGGGAGTCGATTTTGATTTTCCAGGGCGTACCGAACAGTTCAGCGGTGAAAATCCGCTGCTTCTCGCCGCTCATATGCTTCATGAACAGCTTGTCCTGCTGGACGCGCTCAATGATTTTTTCCGACTGGGCATAGTCAGCCTTCAGTGCGCCATCACGCTTAAAAATCTCCGGGTTGGCGGCTTTAAAAGCGTCAAGTGTGCCCTCGAACCAACTATCGACATAGGATCCGACCAAGAGAGCAGTGGTCTTAGGGCGTATGAACTCACCCCGAAGTTCAGCCATTGCGGCGGCTTCGCAGACCTCGAATGATTTGAACTGGCTGACGGACATAAACACTTGGTTGGCCTCTGGCGAATAGTAATTCTCGTTTGTTAGTACCATAATGGCCTCCAACTGTGGTAAACTAGCTTTGGTGATGGTTATGATGCGCAAGGTCTACGTAAAGGTCGTAATAGAATGCTCCCCCGAGGGACAGGTCACGCCCCTGCGCATGGAGTATCAGGACCGATGGTTTGATATCGACCGGCTTCTCCGTGTTGAGCGCCGTGGCGCAGACAGCGGCGGAGGCGGCCTGCGCTATACCGTGCGCATTTGGGGCCAGACCCGGTATCTCTGGCGCGAGGGGGATAGGTGGTTCGTGGAGGTGCCTGGCTAGGCCCCCACGATATCAGCAAGCGCGACGGACTGGCCGGGGCGGAGGGAGGGGAAGAGGTCCTGACTGACGACAACCTCCGCAATGTCCCCGATAGCGGCGTGCAGATTCCCTCCATATTCTGTCCTCTTGATTTGAGTCGCCCCTAAAATCCGCACAAGGGCTCTCGCGTCCGCCACCTCGTCCTCGGTGAAGCGGGGCTTGCGTATGATGTTGTCTCGCCGCTCAATAATGTCCTGAACAACCGCTGCGTCCCGCACCAAATCCCATGCATCATTGTCAAGGACATATAAGCGTTCATCACCTCGCCGGATGTGGTAGGTCTGGCTATTGTAGTGCCATTCTTCCCCAGCCTCCACCCCCAGCACCTCGCAGATACGGGGCTTGTCCATCATCTCCATTGGTTTCTCCTTTTCCGTGTATGGCCGCCAGCAGCTTCCGTCCTCTTTCCTACTGGAGCACTTCTCGTTCTCGCTGAAATCACAGCATGGGCCACCCTCTGCGCAGTCGCAGCACATGCCCTCAATGGCGCTGTCCTCCTCCACCACCTCATAGCCCATCAGGCGGGCGGCCTCGGCGGGACTATCGCTGTAATATTCTCTACAATCAAGAAGGGAGGCATGGTCGTCGAGTACACATTTACGACACCGTTTCCCTTTGCAAAATTTGGAACGCGCCTTCTCGATATCCTCAAACACTTCCCCCGTCTTGGGGTCGCGGAATTTCATTTCAACACCAGCTTTCCGTTTTTCATGTTCTGAAAATGTGCCCCGCAGTGACGGCAAGTATCTGCTTTGCGAGAGACCACATTCCCACAATGGCCGC